TATTCCTGTTACTGTTAAATTGTTTGATGAACCTCTTAACGCTCCATTGATGTTTACGCTTTCGGTTACTGTTACCGTTAAATCTGCCATATTATTTTATTTTATAAGTTATTTTAAATTTTTTCCAACCTATTTCTATTATCCATTTACCTATTTTAAATTTTATCATTCACCCTGACCTCTTTCCTGCATAGGTATTGTGCAAGTTTGAAAATCATTCTGTACCATAACTCCTATTGAGAATACCCAACCTGTCAGTAAGTTGTCAAATCTTTCTGTAAAAGGTTCTAAAGTAAACTGACCTTCAGTAAAATATAACGGTTCGTTAATATCATTAACTCCCTGAGCTGATTGCTGAACACTATGTCTAAGCATTGAAATAATATCTATTGAAATTTGTAGCGTTTCACTTAGAACTTCTTGCTCATTACTTAGATTATTTGCTGACTGTATATTAGCTTCAGTCCAATTCTCTTTTTCTGAAACTATATCCATAACAAAGATTTGAAAGTTGTAATTTAATTGACTATCGCCTGTTGTTACAGTTACAGGATTTACGTGCATTAAAGCAAACTTAGTATTTTTAGCCAAATCAATATCGAATATATCGCCTGTTGTTACTGTTGCTATCTGACTGTGATTATCACCTATATTCTTTAAGGTGTTTATTACATTATTGTAGCTCTTATTGTTTATCATTTAGGTTTACTTTTTTACTTTCGTTTAAATCTGTTTCATAACTTAACCACGTTAGACATTCTAATAAGCTAAGTTCTGTTATTCTTTCTAAGTTTACTATTTCACCATTTGTTAATCTGTACATCACGCCGAACCACCCCCATCTTTCGGCAAAGGATTCATCTGTAAATTGTCCTTCATCTTGTTCAGTCGTTCCATTAAATATAATGGCAAAATCATTGACAATTCTTTCCCTAAATTGTAGAAAAAAAAAAGGCTTGACTGTACTTGTTCTGCTGACATCTTTTTCATTTCTTCTGCCCTTATACTTATGTTACCATCATAGGCTGCAATCGTATAAACTCCATTCTTCTTCTCTGTTATTGGTCTGTAAAGAATAGCCATTACTTCAGGCATATTATTCTCTATTCCGTTCTTTATCATAGTTTCCAAATCTGCATACTCCCCGAGGGTAATTGCGTCTAGATCAGGATGAAAGCCGTACTCTTTACCTTCTACTTCTATTATCTTTTTTAGCTTACTGTCCTGCTTTGCTTGTAACTCTGCTATCTTAGATAATATAACTGCTACATCTTGTATTTCTAATTCCTTTATTAACTTCTTAGGTATATCTGATAAAGCTGCTATTGTTTCTAGCACTTCTTTCGTTTTACTACCTGTTTTTACATCAATAAGTTTTATCCACTTTTCAAGTGTTACATCTGACCACTTACTTATCAAATTGTACTGCTTAGTCTTTCCTGCCTTCTTAATTTTTACTTTCATAGTATTCTTATATTATATAATAGAAAAAGTCTGATTATAGTTTAAAATGTTATCTTTGTCCTGTTTTCATATACTTGTGGGGTGGGGTTGACTTAGGTCGCCCCATTCTTATTGAACGAAATACTTACCATAGTTAAGATTATCTAAGTGATATATGATATTGTACCTTATGCCATCAATAGCGTGATTGTAGTTATCTACATACAGCTTAGAACCTTTATCTGCATACACATAGTTGTTTAACTCTTTAGCTATGTTAGTGCTTTCAGGTGTTACTATTAATTCATAATCTTGCATACGAGTTATACCACTTTCAATAGTTCCTTTTTTAACAGCTCTTATGTTTACTCCTAAATGTCTAAGGTCTGCTATTAGTCTTGGTTCTGCACTATCAGCTATTATAAGTTTATCAGCTACTTTGTCTAATACTATCTTTGCTAACTCTTGACTTTTTAAACCATTCCTGTATATGTGTTCTTTTAAGTATATCTTCTTATGCTTCTTATCAATAGCCACTTCTGTAAGACTATCAGGGTCTATAGAAAATCCAAAGTCCATACCACAAGAAGTCTGTAAGTTATCAGGATTAAATTCTCCTATACTCCAATTCTCAAATACTACACCTTCAGCTTTGTCTAGCCATTGTCCTAAAAGCTGCTGAGTGTACTTCTTATAGTTATTATGCTTAATAGCTTCTACACGCGATAGGAAGCTCTCTGATAGATTATCTTTATTGTCTAGGTAGGTACTATGTATATAACATACATTGTCTTTAACGCCATTAAACCCTTCTTCAATTCCTTTGCCTTCAAAGAACCTTTCATATATCCAATTATCTTTTGTAACAGGATTCAGGACTAGTATAATTCTATTCTGTACATTCTTTTCTCTTATACTAAGATCAATAGTGTCAAAGATGTTTTCATCTATTAATTCTTCAGCTTCATCAAGTACCCAAGTAGATACACCTGTTAAAGACTTTAGACTAGCAGTCTGATTACCTGCTGAAGTTTTAATACCTCTAAATAGAATGTCAGACTTATTCTTTAAGTTTACAACCTCTGACTTGTTTACGCTAAATACATTTTCATAGCCTAATAGACTTATCTTTTCTAAGAACTCAGGTATAATTGAAAGACGTGCTGAGGTCATAGTGTAACGAGTGAATAGTATTCTAATACCTTCAGACATAGTAAGTAAAGTCAAAAAGACTGTAACAGCAAAAGACTTACCTGAACCCCTACCGCCTGTTATAATAAAGTATCGAGCCTTAGAATCAAATAAAGGATTGTATTTTTTACTCAGTATCAGTTTCGATAAATGTTATTAGTGGTAGGTTAAGAGGTTCATCACCTGAAGTTAAATCTACTCTATTAGTTTCATTCATACCTAATATGTTTTTAGCTGCATGTATTACAACTGAAGGTACTTTGTCTTTTATACATTCATAGAATTTAGACTTAACAAAATCTTGTGCTATTAATTCTACATCTTTTACTTTTTGTGCAAAGTCTTCATCTTCTTTTAACCACTTATAGTAATTAGTTCTTGAAAGATCTGTTGTTTTTAATGCAGTTGTTACTACACCTAGACTTCCCTCTAGTGCTTTAAGCATTCTCTCCTTTGCTATTTGTGTTCTATTCTGTTCCATTATTTTTTATGTATTTCGTTTAAGATAACAGGTACTGCATTGTTCCAAGAAACTCTATGATGTAACCTCTTATTCTTATCACCCATTAAAGCTACCTTTACTGAAGATGGACTAAATATCACCGAATAAAAAGATTTGATATAAGTTCCTTTATCCAAGTATATGTCTGTCATTCCACCTTTATTACTTTGCGTTGTTTCTTGTTCTAATGATAATGTAGGAATAGTAAAAAATATATGACCGATACTTGCTTTATAAGTATATGTATTGACATCTTCATTTATTCTTCCATTAAACTTAAAAGGTCTTTCAGTAGAACATATAAAACTATTCATACACTTTCTTTTTAATTTCTTACTTTTAGCTGTTCCTGAACCTGCACCACCAATAAAATCACCACCCTGAGCCATCGCAATACTTTTTGCAGGAATTGTTTTGTAAAAATCTAACATAACATTAAATACATTATCTATATTTTTAATTCGTTTTGGTGTGTCTTTATTTGATTTGTATAATCTAAAATGAAAACTTCTGTAATCATCATCCATTTGCATAAAATAAGTAATACCCAAATCTTTTGCAATATTAAAACAAGCATTTCTTGCATACACTATTGCTCGTCTATCTTCAAAGTTATCTGCTTCATCAAATGTTTTAGCTATTTCTTCTTTATCAAACATTATAACTTTATCACCAAAGTTTTTATAGTATTTTTCTGCTGACTTATCTTCATTGTCAATTACTATATAAATATCACCTGTATATCCTGATGTTTTAAGAGTGTTATATGTTATAACATTGTTAGGTCTTCCGTGTGTAAGTATAAATATTGCAAAATCTTCCATTATACTCCGTTTATATTTTCATAAGGTACACTGTCTCCATACTCTTCTTCATATAGTTCTTGTACCTCTTTGCTCAATTTAACATATCCATTCTCTATAGCTTTATTAAAATCAATAATCACTAGTGCACTTTCTTCCATTAGATCCTGAACCTCTTTATTTGAATGAGCATAGAAATCTGCAATACTTTGATAGTTAAATACTGTATGTCTGTAAGCAGCTTTTATTAAAAATTCTTTTTCTTCCTTTTCTATATTAGAAAGTCCTATCTTTTTTATTAGCTCTTTTACTTTATCTTCATTGTAAAGTTCTTCTTCTTTTGGTTTTTCATTTTTAGGTTCATAAGTAGGTGCTTCAATATTCTTAGTGTATATTTCTTCTTCTTCTTTTATATCATCTTCATTTTGCCATACATCTAAGCCCCATTCGGCAAGTTGTACACTATCCCATTCATTAGCTAACAAATCCCACTCCCATTCTCCAAAGCCTACATTGTCTTTTACTATAAACTCTTTCTTTTGTTCTTCAGTAAATCCTTCAGCTACTTCAATCCATACTTCTTTAAGTCCTGCATCTTTACTTGCCTTTAATCTCATATTGCCACCAAGTACAATCATATCCTCATCTACTACTATTGGTCTTAGCTTTAACATTTCAGGAAAATCCTGTATTGACTTAACTAGCTTTTTAAACTTATCGTTCTTAATAATTCTAGGATTGTTAGGGTTTCCTTTTATCTTGTGTAGCTTAACTTGTTGTTTCATAATATATAATAGAATTAGTCGTTATTTATTTAGTAGTCCTCATTTATACCTCTTTCACCTAATAGCTTTTCTTTAGCTCCTTCCCAAAGTTTATCACCTTTTCGAGTTAGTGTTTCTTCCGTTCTTATCAGACTAGGAAAGCCGCCAAAGTCCTTTTCAATTTCTTGCATCCATTCCTTACACTTTTTACAATACGCTTCTTGTGTTCTTACCTTACCGTCTATTACTTTAATGGTGGCTTTCTGAAGATCTTTAGTTTCATTACAAGTATTACAAATAAATTGTATCATTATTTAGTTGGTATTACCATTACTATAATTAGCATTACTACACATATTAATATTAATATTTCCATATC